CGCGCTTGGAAGAATAGAGTACAGATCACCGCCGTTAAAAACATTGGAACCAAGAGCGGATACAATGCTCGTAATTGGACTAAGCACGGAAAGCTTCCTTACATCAAGTATGATGTGACAACTACTAGCGCTACGACATCTAAGCCCGTTACATCAACATCGTCTAATACATCCGTAAAAATCGATTACGCTCAGAAGATGGATAAATCTCTCGGCGGACAGTACATTATAACTGCGGAATCTGGATTACACATAAGAACTGGAGCCGGTACTAATAAGAAGAGTCTTGGCGTTCTTAAGAAGGGCACCGTAGTTACCAATTATGGTTATTATAGTGTTGATAACAAAGGTACTAAGTGGCTTTACGTTCGAACATCGAATAACGCTTCCGGTTTCTGTTCCTCCAAATATCTTAGAAAGAGCTAAAAACATGATAAAGTTCAGACAAAAGGGAGACTTTTCCAAGCTTACCCGTTACTTGGAAAAAGCAAAAAATGCCTTCGGAGCAGGTGTACTCGACAAATATGGTCGAGAAGGAGTTGCGGCCCTGGCGTCTGCAACACCTGTTGATAGCGGATTAACTGCGGCTTCGTGGTATTATGAGATCAAACATACAAACGGGTCAGCAACAATTACTTTTTTAAATTCAAACATTCAAAATGGAGTTCCCATAGCTATTATTTTACAGCACGGTCACGGAACTCGTAACGGAGGCTGGGTACAGGGTCGAGATTATATCAATCCCGCTATCCAGCCTATTTTCGATAGAATCGCAAAAGATGCATGGGGGGAGGTTACTAAATAGTGAGTACTACAATTGATCAAAAAGTCGTCGAGATGCGGTTTGACAATGGGCAATTCGAGTCAGGTGTTCAAACCAGTTTAGGCACTATTGATAAACTTAAACAAAGTTTAAATTTTAACGACGCTTCTAAAGGTCTATCTGGTTTAGGTAAGGCCGCGAAGAACGTCGACATGTCAGTACTTAGCAGATCAGTCGAGACAATCAGTACGAAATTTTCAGCTCTCGAAGTGATGGGAGTAACCGCCCTTGCCAACATCACAAATTCAGCGGTTAATGCTGGAAAACGTATAGTTTCAGCTCTTACCATCGATCCGGTTAGGACTGGTTTTCAAGAGTATGAGACACAGATAAATGCGGTTCAAACTATACTTGCGAATACTCAAAGTAAAGGCTCTACGATAGATGATGTAAATAAAGCCTTAGAAACTTTGAATACATATGCCGATAAGACGATTTATAACTTTACAGAAATGACTCGTAATATCGGTACTTTCACCGCTGCCGGCGTAGATCTACAAACATCAGTAGACGCAATTCAAGGTATTGCAAACTTGGCAGCGGTATCGGGCTCGACATCTCAGCAAGCTTCTACAGCGATGTATCAGCTTTCCCAGGCTTTAGCGAGTGGTACAGTTAAACTCATGGACTGGAACTCGGTTGGTAATGCTGGTATGGGTGGCGAAATGTTCCAGAATGCCTTAAAGGAAACTTCTGCGCTTTTAGGAACCGGCGCCGAAGCAGCAATTAAAGCAGAAGGATCATTCAGAGAATCACTTAGAACAGGTTGGTTAACTTCTGAAGTTCTGACTGAAACTCTTAAGAAATTTACCACATCTGGTGCTAATGAACGCGTAGCTGAATATACCGGATTGTCAGAAGAAGCGGTAGAAGCCGCTTTAAAATCCGCCGAGGCACAGTATGGCGAAGCTGAAGCTATCGAATATGCTTCTAAGGCATTGGCTGAAAAGTCTGGAAAGAATGCCGAAGAGATAAAATCGGTATTGCAGTTTGCTAAGAATGCCGAAGACGCTGCAACGAAAGTAAAAACATTCACACAGTTGTGGGATGTAATGAAAGAGTCGGCGCAGTCAGGATGGGCTCAGACTTGGAAACTCATCATAGGCGACTTCGAAGAAGCGAAAAATCTTCTTACACCTTTGGCTGATTTCTTAACTGGCGCGATCACCAAAATGTCCGAGGCTCGTAACAAACTATTAGAAGGAGCTTTGGGTAAGACGTTTACCGGTTTGATGGATACAATTTCGGGTATAACAGCACCGATTACTGAAACGGTAACAGCTGTTAATGACATCACATCGGCTTTAAAAGATTACGATACGATTGCTAACGAAATCATAGCCGGTAAATGGGGTAATGCTCCGACCAGATGGCAAGAATTAGCCGCCGCTGGATATGATTGGGCTTATGCTCAGAATCTTGTAAATGAAAAGCTGGGCGATAGTACTCGTCATGCTACTGATTACACAGAAGCTCAAAATGGAGTAAACGATGCTCAGAAACAGAACGCTAAAACCCAGACCGAAATGACCGAAGCTAATGCGGACTTCTTGGTTGGCCTCATTAAAATGTCCGACGCTCAGTTGAAACAGAAAGGGTATACGGACGAACAAATCGCCGCGCTTAGAGAACTCGAAAAACAAGCGGATAAGACAGGAATTCCTCTTAAAGAATTTATACTTAATCTAGATAAGATTAATGGTCGTTATCTGTTATGGAACGGTTTTAAAAACATTGGTCAAGGTATTGTAAGCACTGCAAAAGCTATAGCCGAAGCTTTTAGGGATATTTTCCCGCCAATGACATCTGACCAGTTATATGATATTATAGCCGGTTTTCATAAGTTATCAACGCATTTCGTAATGAGCGAGGATACTGCTGATAATTTGACAAGAACGTTCAAAGGTTTATTTGCAATTATCGATATCATAACAACTATCACTGGCGGTGCTCTTAAGATCGTGATTAAAACGATTGGTGCGTTGCTAGGAAATTTGGATATTGATATTCTATCCGTCACTGCAACCATAGGCGATGCTATAGTCGCAGTCAGAGATTGGATTGACGAGCATAATATTTTCGCTATAGCTATTGAAAAGTCGTTACCGTATTTACAAAAAGCGGCATCGGCTATAAAAGAATGGTTTATAGCGTTTAAAGATTCCGAAACTGTAAAAAATATAGGTTCGTATTTAAGCAATGCCGCAACAGCAACAAAGGAATGGATTACTTCATTAGATGGTTCTAAAATCCTTAAGAACCTTTCTTCGTACTTAAAAAATGCGGCGACCGCGGTAAAAGAATGGTTTATAGCGCTTAAAGATTCCGATACTATAGCTGGACACATTATAACAGGTCTTGTTAATGGATTTCAAAATGGAGTTTCCAAAGTTGTTTCAACTGTTAAGGAACTCGCTTCCAAGATTGTAGAAACGATTAAAAGCTTCCTTGGTATTCATTCGCCATCCACAGTATTTATGGCAATAGGCGGATTCATCGTATCGGGTCTCGCTATAGGTATTATAAAAGAAGGCGGAGCAGTCTGGGATGCTATAAAATCCGTAGCGCTTAAGGGCATCGAAATAATAAAAGGTATAGACTTTGGTAAAGTAGTCATCGGAGGTACTGTTGCCGGATTTATAGCAATTGCTTACAAAATAGCTAGCGCTTTAGAAGGTATTACTTCGCCATTAGACGGAGTAGGAGACGTACTTACAGCATTCTCGAAGAAACTACCTAAGTTGATGAACAATGTGGCGAAGGTTGTAAAAAGCGCCTCGAAGGTGATGAATTCGTTATCGTTTGCTATCAAGATGAAAGCGATAAGCGAATTGGTTAAGTCGATAGTGCTTTTAGCAGGTGCAGTAGCCGTGTTGTCTCTCCTCGATCAGGGAAAGATGTGGAGTGCCGTAGGCGCCATTGGCGCTTTGTCAGCGGTAATGTTAATTTTGGTTGGCGTGACCGAAAAAATATCGCAATCGTCAATGTCGATAAGCAAAGAAGGTCTTAAAATCAACAACTCCGCCAGCATGGTACTTAAGATGGCCGTTGCTATTGGTGTCATGGCATTGGCCGCTAAACTTATTTCTGGTATGACATGGGATGATATGGGTAAAGCCGCAGCTGGTATTGGTGGTTTGGCCGCTATAATAACCGGTCTTATGGCTGCTACTAGACTGGCCGGATCACCAAAACAGGTTGAAAACGCTGGAAAAACAATACTCAAAATCTCAATCGCAATCGGAGCATTGGCTTTAGTAGCTAAGCTTATCTCAGGTATGACCTGGGGTGAAATGGGTAAAGCCGCGGCTGGTATTGGCGGTTTATCCGCTGTAATAGTCGGTCTTATAGCTGCTACTAAATTAGCAGGCAGTCCAAAACAAGTCGAACAAGCTGGTGGAACGATACTCAAAATCTCAATAGCAATCGGAGCACTGGCTTTGGTAGCTAAACTCATCTCCGGCATGTCTTGGACTGAAATGGGTAAAGCCGCAGTAGGAATAGTAGCTTTAGGCGGTGTTATAACCGGCCTTATGGCCGCTACTAAATTAGCGGGATCGCCTAAGCAAGTCGAACAAGCCGGAAATACGATCCTTAAGGTGGCCGCCGCAATAGGGATATTAGCTATAGTTGCTCAGCTTATCTCAGGTATGACCTGGGGTGAAATGGGTAAAGCAGCAGTAGGAATAGTAGCTTTAGGCGGCGTTATAACCGGCCTTATGGCCGCTACTAAATTAGCGGGATCGCCTAAGCAAGTCGAACAGGCCGGAAATACGATACTTCAGGTATCT